CAGCGACGTCGTAGGCGCGCAGAATGTTCAGGTCGCCGCCGATGTTGTTGCGGCGCTTGCTGTAATCCACGCGGCAGGGTGCGTCGTGCAGCTGCTCCTGGACGATGCTGGCCGCGGACCCATCATTGTCGGAAATGATGACCTCGACGTCGGCGGTCAACTGTGGCGCGAGGGTTTTCAGCAAGTCGGCGAGTTCGGGTCGCCGGAATGTGGGAATGTAGATGCTGAGCCTGGGTTTGCCGGTTTTCGGCGTCGACCAGGACGTTTTGGGGGTTTCGACCGGTTGCGCCAATTCGGCCAATAAGGGCCGCCAGGACGCCTCGTAGACCTTGTCCGCATCGAACGTATGTTCGACCCACGTTCTGGCTCCAGAGGCCCTTTCGTGGCCCTTCTGGTAGGCGTTCTCCAGCGCTGCGACCAGGCTGGGAACGCTGGGGGTGTGCAACCAGGCGGCTTGCGCCGGGTCCCACCAGGGTTGACCCTCGACGATGTAACTGTCGTCGGTGACCAACTCCTGCTGCGATGAGAACCCATTGACGATGCACCGAAGTTCGCAGGCCTGCGCCTCGATGACTGCCAGTCCGAATCCTTCACCGAGGCTGGCGGACATCAGGACGTCAGCCGAGGTGTACAACGCGGCGATGACTTCATCGGGGATGCCGACCCGGTAGGCGTACTGGTTGACGAAGAACACCCTGGACGTATCCAAGCCGACCGCTTTGAGCAGCGGGTCCAAAGGAATGCCACCCATGGCACCGAAACGCTCGGTGTGCAGGTACAGCACCGCGTCCGAATGGCGTTGCGAGAACAGAGCGAACGCCAGCAGCTGCTCAGCGAACGCTTTCCTGGTCGGTAGGACACCCTTGTTCGCGGCGTTCATCATCACCACGAACGCGTCCTCTGGCACACCCATAATGGCGCGGCCGGACTGGGCACCTTTGCCGACGTCAATCGTCGGGGTTGGCTTATACACGCGCTGCGTGTCTATGGCGTGCGGAATGTATCTGGCGTCGATGCCGGCCCGGTTGATCTGGTCCAAGCCGAACTTAGACATCGCTACCGGCAGCACGTTCGATTTCGCGAGGAACGCGACGACCTCGGGTGGTGCTGGCAGGTGGTCGATCGGCACCCACGACACGACCCGGTGTTCATCCCACGCGCTGCCTTTCAGCGGCCATACGTCGTACAACGTGAACAGCACGCTCGGCATGTCTGGGTGTTGGCGTGACCAATCCACCAGGTAAGGCCCGGCGATGTCGTTGGAGTACGCGTCGAAGCCTTTCGGCCACACCTCGATGTTTTCCCAGTTCGACTGGGTTGCCTCTAGACCATAGTTCGCTGCGACGACCATTTTGTGGCCATCGGCGACCATGCGTGACACAACCTGGCGGGTTTGTGTCCCATACCCGGTCGGTGCCCAAGGCGCATTGGAGAACCACACACCAGCGATCCGCGGTGCGTCATTCTTGCTGATTGAGCGTTCTAAGCGGCGTCGCGCAGCACGATCCACGATGCTCCTAAGGGTGCGCAGGGGTGTGGCGGCTGCGCCTGCGCTCGCAGCCGCCACACGTCTAGGTCAGGGAGCCTTGAAGTACTTGAAGGCACCCGACTGGCCGAGGTCGCCCCACACGCGAATGGTCGCGCGGAAGCCGATCTCGTCGGTGTTGAAGTACGCGTCGTCGGATCGAGCGATCTCGATGCCGCCGACAACGCGGGTGTGGTACGAACCGGCCCAGCCGAAGCCGACCGACTTATTCGCCGAGCCGACCGCTGCCACGTCCGGGTTCTCCACGATCGGGAACCCGAGCAGGGTGTCGGGGACACCGACAGTGGCTGCAGGCTGGTAGATGTACCCGCCAGCGTCGGTCAACTTGCGAACCGACCCCATGGTGGCGCGGCGCATCATCCACACCGCACCCATGCGCGCGTACGCGCCATCGACGCTGTGTGCCAGGTCGATGAGGTTGTCGGCGGTGAACACACCGGTGGTGGAGGTTCCGGCGACGCCTGAACCAGCGGCATCCATGATGCCCTTCGGCTCGACAGTGCCAGTGCCGACAGTGAGCAGGTTGTTCACCTTGATGCCAAGGGAAACACCCAGTGCGCGGCCCAGGTAGGCCTCCAGATTGATACCGGAATCGGTGAGCAGTTCGCGGGACACCTTCGTCAGGACAGCGACCTTCTGAGCCTTCAACGTGAGGCTGCTGAACGTCGGGTCAAGCGGGGTGATCGCGGTCGCCTCAGCGATAGCGGTCGCGGCGGGACGCGTCGACTCCACCGGCACCTTGATGTCCTCGCCGCTGGCGGTGGTAATCAGGGTGACGATGCTGCCATCGAGCATCGGTCCAACAGTCTGCATGTTTTCCTGCAGGATCTGGTAGAACGTCTGAGGCAGCAGCGAGGAATCGTCGGTCTTGTTCAGGTCGCGGGACTCCCAACCGAACACGTGGCTGCGAATCTCACCGGATGCCAACTGGCGCAAAATGTCGGCGTCGTTGCGGACCACAGTCAGACCACGAACCTCGGGTGCGCTGGCGACGCTGGCCTGAATGTCGGCCTCACGTGCGATTGCGCCCTGCAGGTCCTTGATCTTCTGGCCCCGCGTGTCAATGTCCTCCAACATGCGCTGGTAGGACTGCTCTTCTTCAGCGGTCAGGTCACGCTTCTCGGCGGCCGCCGCATCAAGAAGAGCCTTTGCGGCGTGCCAGGCGCTTTGACGCGCCTCAACCTGCCGCTGCAGATAATCCTGCATCGTTGCTCCTTCTGATTGGTAATGCGCAGGGAGGACGTGCCGATGCGGCTCCGCAAATCGGCGGGAAATTGGGTTGCTGCGGCTCCGCAGTCAGATGTCGTATTTCTTCAGATCCAGCTGCTTCAGCAGCAGCCCAATGCTCGTCGAGTTGTCCTCGACGACGTCTGGTAGGGGAACAGATTTGCCGACCAGGTCGCGCAGCAAGGTGGCCTGTTCCTCGTTCAAACTGCCGGACTCCAGTGCGCTGATGGCGTCGGCGATCGCGTCGACGTCAGCGTCGTATCGGGAGGCAAGCAGGCTGTAGTCGCGCACACTCGCGGTGGTTGCTTCGTACGCGGGAAAGGTGACGACTGAGACTTCGTGAAGCCGGATCTCGGTCAGGGTGCGTTGCGCACCATCGTCGGACCAGCGGTCACCTTTCGGTGGCACCGAGAAGCCGAAGGACATGGCGTCGACGTCGCCGCGCTGCATCACGATGGACAGGTCCCGGCCATACGTCGTATCGGGCAGGTCTGCTTCCACGTGCAGGCCTTTGGAATCTTCCTGCAGCCGCAGCGTGCCGGACCTGGTGGTGCCGAGGACGCGGCTGGTGTCATGGTTCAACAGCATCCGAATGTTGTTCCGCCGGGTCAGGGTGCGCTTGAACGCTCCCGGTGCGATGACCTCGGTGAAAGGCAGCGGCTGGCTTGGCGAGTTGAACACCGCGGCGTACCCGGCGAAACTCATGCCATCACCGGCGGCGCGCAACTCAAAGTCCTCGATGCGAATGTCACGTCGTTCAACTGTGCTCATTAGGTTCCTCGCGGCGTTGATGCGGTCCACCTGACGCTGCAACCAGCGTCTGGCCGGACCTGGGTCGGTGGGGTTGATGCCCCACAGGAAATGTGCGACTGCGCCGGGTCCTGGCCAGTCGGGGTGGTTCGGGTCGCGGTTCTGCTCCGCTTCCAGGTCGACTGCGTGACGAGCCGCCCACGCGCTGGCCCGAATGACTTTGTCCTCGGACATCTCACCGGCCGCCATGCGGCGCGCGTCCCGGATCGTGGCTTCGGCCAGGCCGGGACCGCCGAACCCTTCACGCAGCAGCTCCAGGCCGCGTTGTGCGGCTTCTCGCACGTACGCTGGCACGTTGATGTCCACTTGGCGAACTTGCCGACCTGGGATGTCAGCCGGGTTGATGACTGGGATGCCTAATGCGGAGAATGCGGCCCGGTTGTCGGCGTCATTGTCGATGGCGACCAGGACGTCATACTCGTCGAGGATTTCCGCGGCCACAGCGGCCTTGAACTCTGCGGTGTCCAGGTCTGCTGAAGGTTTCATCACCAACTGTGTGTATGCAACACCGATGTCGGCGAGTTCCTTGGCGGTTGCTTCCCGCTCAGACTCCAACCGACCAGTGACCACGAACAGCGAACCGGTCAACCCCAGCACATAGTCGATGACGCGTTCGATCGGACGCCCAGCGGCGATCAGAGTGCCATCTATGTCGACAATGACTGCTGGCGGATCACCGGCGTCACGTTCCCCGCCAGGTTCGATACCTTCGGCCAGCGAAATGGCGACCATTTGGTCAACAGCGTTGGTCTTGTTCGTGTGGCAGCCCATCACTTCACCATCGGCTTTGATGACCGCCCAGCCTTCACATTCGGTTGACTGGTCGGTGATGAAGTAAGGCATCAGGCTGGCGGCTGGAGTTGGATGCTCGGCAAGCCGAGGTGGCCCATGTTTGGCAGATCCAAGGCGCGCAGCACGTCCTGCGGGTCATACCCGGACACGACAAGTTTCTGCGCCATGGCGACCTTCTTGTCCAGTTCGACGATATCGGCGCCCTCGATGTTGACGTTCGCCAGCGGGACGCGTGGCGCGTCGGCGGCAGCGTTGTCGAAAGGTGCCCGGTCCTCCAGGACGCGCACTTCGTTGATGGTGGACCATCCGGCCAGCAGCGCAGACGAGTGCGCGGCGTACCTGGACTCGGTGGAGCCACGCAGCAACGCGTCCAAGTTGAACTTCAAGAACACGCCAGGTGGCAAAAGCCGGGTGTAGGCCTCTTCAATTTTGTAAATGTATGGCAGCAGGGTGAAGGTCACGAACTGGCGTGCGTTCTCTTCCACTGACGCGTACGACATGGCACCAGGTTCGGTGACCTGCATCAGGTGCGGTGGGATGCGGAACATGCGGCACACTGTTTCGACCGCGAACTTCTGCGACTCCAACATTTGCGCCTCGTTGGGGTCGACACCGGTTTTCACCCACTTGGCTCCACCGGACAGCACGCCTGGCCGGTGCGCTTTGCGCAAACCTTTGTGCCCGGCCTCGTACGCGTCCTGCAGCGCTTTCGCCTGGTCGGTGGCGATCTCCTGCGGCACCTCGATGATGCCGGAGGTCGTTGAGCCGGAGCCGAAGAAACTGGACGCGAACTGTTCCAAAGCCGAGCCCAGGCCGAGGGTTTCCCGCAATTCTTGAATGCGGGAAACACCACGCAACGCACCTGGTCGGCGAAGTTCGGTGATATGTGAGACGTCGTTTTCGGTCAGCAGGGTTGAAGAGCCCTGCACCCGGTATGCGAGCCGCTTGTCAGCGGACCTAAGCACATCGACTCGGGTCGGGTCGAGCACTGGTGTCGCGACGATGTCGCCTGTGGACTGGGAGCGAATGACGCGCAGGAACGCGTTGCCATCCACCATCAGCCCGACCATCAGGGACTGGAAATGGTCCGACCTGGCGATCCCCAAATCAGGTTCCGGCTGGTCGATGAACAGCGGTCGCGGCCGGTAAGGAATGCGACGCCCATCCACGCGGCGGAACGTGTCCACCGGCAGGGAACAGATCAAGTCCGATATCAGCCGCACCGCGGAATACACAGCGGCGATCTTCAGGGAATTGTCTTGGTTGATGGGAACACCGGCGCGCGTATTGAACGCTGGGGTGTCACCGGCGGCCCACAGGGACGCGTAGGTGATCGACCGGCGCTCGAACAGGTTACCTAGCACGACGCTCCAAACTCAGACCAATCAGCACCAGGCAGGCGCCAGCGAAAATGACACCGACCGGTGGGAACAGCAGCCACAGGCCAACAGATGCGACCGCCAAACCGGCGATCTGCAACGTGTCAGCCATGAGGACTCCTTATGCGAAGAACATTGGGACAGCAGCATTTGGTTCGACAGCGCGGACCTGCGTGGCCCGGTCGAACCCCATGACCGCGCAGACTGCGGCGTCGATTTTGCGCGGCGACCCTTTCGCGTCCTTCACGATGCGAGGACCAAGCCGGTCAGTTTTCACCACACAGTTCGCCACATGGCGGGTCAGCGTGGCGTTGTGGTCATGCGCGATGCCATCGGACATCACCGCGTCGTAGAACTTGGCAGTCGAGGGAACCATGCGACCCGGACTACTCGAGGGGTATTCGACGATTGGTAGCCCAGCGACAGCCAATTCCTGCATGGTGCGCTGCCAGCGGAAAGGATCAAACACCACCTCGAGGACGTCCCAGCGGCGGCAGGCCTGCAGGATCGCGGTTTCCACCTCGGCGATGTCGACCCGCCAGTCATCAGTGTCGGTGGGTTGCTTCTCCCACGCACCAATCAGCCAAATGCGCGGCGTGGCCTCCACAGTGACACCGACGATGCACGTCGAGTCACCCGAGAACGACCCATCGACCGCAAGAATGACCTGGCATTCCAAACCTGGAGGCTCAGCGGCCGGCAAACGCTCCCACGACCCGGTAGGCAGCCACGCGGTTTGCGCATTCACCCACTGGCCAAGCCTTTTCGTACGAAACTCATTCTCCGGTGTCGACTGCACAGCGCTGACGAAGTCGTCAGGGTCCTGCAGGTCACCGAAACCAGGGTTAGCGGCCTTCCAGAACTTCGCATCCCGGTGATCGCAGTCATCCGGTGCCGACCACCAGGCCATGAAGAACGCCGGGTCGACAGATTCACCCGAGGCGACCCTTTGACCATGCTGGAACAGCCGGTAGCACACCGAATCCTGACCGGTGCGGTCAGATTTCACACCAGGGGTCGTGATGGCCACGATCAGCGGGTCCTGTCTGGCCGCTGTCGCCAGTTGCATCACATTCCACAATTCATCGTCCGGCAGTGCGTGTACCTCGTCGAAGATCACGCCATGAGGGTTCAAACCCTCTTTCGTGAACGCCTCACTGGACAGCACCCGGTACACCGAACCGGTTGAAGGAACCTCGATGGCGTCGCGGTACAACTTCGTCAACCCAGCCAACTCAGGTGACTGTTCAACCATCGCCCGAGCCGAACCAAACACGATCCTGGCCTGGTCCCGGTCAGCGGCACACGAGTACACCTCGCCGCCGCGCGGCCCCATCATGAGCATGTACAAGCCGACACCGGACCCGAGCGCGGATTTGCCATTCTTGCGCGGCATCCCAACCAAAGCCCGGCGATGCCGCAGCCGACCATCGGGACGTCGAGCGAACACCGCGGCCAGCAGCTGCTTCTGCCAAGGCCGCAGAATCAGCGGCTCACCAGCGCGGCCACCGATCGAATCCTTCACCTGCGGACACAAGTCCTGGATGAAGTCCACGACCAGGCCGCCATCGCCGCGGCGACGATCCGCCGCAGGGACAGGGGTCAGGATCGCTGGCGGCCAAGCCTTAGCGTTTCGCGGCACGCGCTTGGATCGCTTCCAACTTCGACACCGCCTGGACCTCGGCCACACCCATGCGGGTGCGATCCACCGGGGTGAAGCCCAGCGACGACAGCAAACCGGCGATCTGCCGATCTAAATCACGCAACGCCTTACGTGACTCGGTGGAACCGGCCACAGCATCGACCCGCAAAGGCTCCCGCTCCTCCAGCATCGACCTCAGCAGCGCCAAAGCCACCGCGTCGGTGCGGCCAAGCCAGGAAACACCCATGGAGAGCACTTCCTGCAGTACCCGGGGCAGCGGTTGCGCCTCCGCGGGCATCTCAACTGGGTCCACCAGCACCAACGAGCCACGCTTATGCCGGGTCGCATTGAACGTCCCGGTTCGCTTGTGAGCCTCGATGGGTTTTGGTGGTCGGCCTGTCGCAGCCATAACCGACCTTTCAAAGATTGAGTTTCGCAACGCTCTGCAAGAGTT